GAGGCGAATCTTCTCCTTAATCAGAGCATTCATCGCAGAAAAAATACGAATATCCAGCAGGTCTTCAATTACCTCACGGCGATTGGCAGTTGTGAGTTGCATAAAAGGAACAAAGGTACTTGAACCAAGAATCACAATCTGAGTAAAAGACTTGTAATTTACTTTCAGGATATTTTCTTCAAGGATTTTTTGATTTAACCTATCATCAGATTCCTTATGAAGTTGCTTTCCATTTACTTCAATATCAAAAACATTTGGTTTAATTCCACGACGAACCAAATAATTCCGACTATTTACAGAAAACTCAATCTCAACAAGACAATCTTTCTCATTAGTCGTATTGACTAATTGGGGTTTATTAATCCGCCTAAATGGCTTGTTGAAAAGAACAAAGGTTAATGCATCAAGAATAGTGGATTTACCTGCACCATTCGTTCCGATAATTAAATTTGTATTATTTTTTTGGAAATCAACTTCAGTCCAGTTATTGCCGGTACTTAAAAAGTTCTTCCATTTAATTTTTTTAAATATTATCATTTTTAGGAGGAATCACAATATCATCAGAAGTAATTAAGGCATACTTGTAGTTGTTATGCTTACAAGTTTTTATGGCAAGTTCGTCATCAACTTCCACGATTTCCATTTCTTTTTCGTAGTCTTCATCATACTCAAGCATCATAGCATAACGAGCAGCATCATCCTCTTCTTCAAATAAGAATAAAACCTTTTCTCCATATTGGTCTTGAACGGCATATGCCCCATCATCTTTACGACCCTTAAGAGTAAGAAGAAACATTATTCTACTTCGCAAGCTTGTTTATAGAGGTCTTGGAATATGCCTTTGATAGTACCCTTATCAAAGTCACATTCAGATTCATCAATGTAACGATTCAGAATTGAAATAGTATTCTCTTCTTCGTCAATTACAAAGTTTTCATTCTCTTGAATTTCAAAGTTTTCAACAATCTTCAAATCCTGAATACCGACTTTATAGAGTTTGTCAATAAACTTCTCAAAATCTTTTTGTTTGGATTTTTTACGAACAATCACCTTAACAATCTTATTAGAATACTCGGAGGCATCAAAAGTCTGATGTGGAGTATCCTCATAATAAATGTTATAGAATAATTTATAAGGATTGTTAATTGGAGTGTGCTCTAGAGTTTCAGTATCAAAGATATGAAATCCACGAGTATCGTTTACGTCCGTCCAATACATTTCATAAGGATTACCGAGATAGAACACAGTTCCATTATCAGAACGAGTGTGGTAATGACCAGAAAATACCTTTGTGAAGTTTGAAAAAAGATCCGCTTCCAGTCCATGCTCTTCCATTACAAGATGTTTATTGACACGAAATCCTTTGAGTTCTAAATGACCCATGGCAACTTTTGCCTTGGATTTCTTAACTACCTTTAAGGTTTCATCATAGTTCTCACTACAAATCCATGGAATAAAGGTCATATCTATTCCACCAACTTTAGTATTTGTTGGAGAACTATAAGTTTTAATATTTGGATAGGTTTGAAGAAGCAAACTTGGAGAATTAACGCTATTGGTATTCTTGTAGTAGCAATCATGATTACCAATAATCATATGGACATCATATCCCCGAAGAGGTTCAAATACAACTCTCTTTGCCCATTCAAGGCTTTGATAATCAATTGACTTACGACTATCAAAGGCATCACCCATATGAATGACTGCCTCTACCCCGTGTTCTTCAAGGGCAGGGAAAAATACATTCTTATAGAAGAGTTCAAAGTAATCGTGAAGATGCTTTGAACCTTTTTTGGCACCGTAGTGGCTGTCCGTAATTAAACCGATACGCATAGCAGATTTTAACTAGACTTCAAGTATAGCACGGTACTGACCAACAAGTCAATATCTACCGATTTCCGTTTCTGTACTGAATAGCATCTTTCATACTGTTGTATTCACTGTTGTTACCAGAAAGCAATCCGTCATCAATTGTCATCACTTCATCAAACCCAGTGCGTTCAATAATTTTATTTTTGATTTCAAGTTGCTTCTTTTCTTTTTGAATTCTTCTCAAAAAGGCATAATGAATAATCTGAGTAAAATAAGCAAAAGGATTCTGAGACCTTTCTGGATTGAAGTTATGAATATACTGAACGCAATTTTCTATTCCATCAGAAATCATATCATCACGGAACATATAATTCACAAAGTTTGGTTTATATGAGAGATGAGTGGCAATCTTTAGAAAGCATTCTCCAAGATAGTCTGGAATTCTCGGTTTTCCTTCCCAGGCACCAGACTTGGGAGGATGCTTATCATACTTCTCAAAGTACTTCTGTTCTGCCTTGTCTACTTTAGATCGGTAAACAATAAGAGATTCTAATAACTCTTTATTGTTTACATAATGTTCTGATTTCTTTTTAGGCATGGCATTGGACTTTTAGTATAAGTTGTAATTATTATAGCACATACTGCAAGGGCTTGACAAGTATTGAAAAACCATATAGACTAGGTTTGTCTCCGTTGAAGATAAGTTCTAGCTTTCTTTATTATCTTTATAGAGATTCTCCAGTTTTTTTCTAGCTTCTTTCACAGAGGATACATAACCCATTGATGATGAAGGTTTCACCTCTCCAGCCGGTTTGTATACTTCTATTGAATCATTATTTACATAATGTTCATATAACTGAATTAACTTGATGTCTTTTGTTTCGGTCATTGTAATAACCTTATCAAGTTTAATCAAGAACATATCATCACTTGACATCTCTATCCAAGGTTTAATCTTAACATAAGAATCACCGGTAGAGTTTGTTACGGGTTTCATAATGACAGGATTTTGTAGAACCAATATCGGATCGCCATCATTTTCATCTACCATAATGAGTGATAGAATCTCCTCTCCGGATACTAATTTTAAGATGCAGTAAAATTCATCACCCATTAGTCTTTAAGTGGTATGTTTACAATATCGTAATTAAAGTTTTCTTCATTATAAATTTTAATTCTTTCAATAAGGTGATTTAGTGTATAATTTTTTCTTGATTTGTAACTAATATCATCGGCAATGTCATATAAAGTTGCTTTTACTTTATTTTCTCCTTTTCGTAGAACTCTTCCGATTGATTGAAGATTTCTGATTCTTGACTTGCTAGGGGAAGCAAATATAACATTATGTAGATTTCTGATATTAACACCAGTAGAAAAAGTGCCATAAGAGGCAACGATAATTGCATTATTTTCTCTTTCGGTAATTTCCCTAACTAATTCTCTTTCTTCAGTATCCACCCCACCATGAACGAAAAATACGTGTCTATCATCAATTTTGCTATTATTTATCAGTTCGTAAAGTGGTTGCCCGTGCCCTTCTACTCTGGCAAAAAGAACAAGAGTATTACCTTTTAAATCCAGAGCAAGATTTTTTATAAGGTTATTTCTCTTTGAGTGATTAATGATATATTGAATCTCATCCTCAAAGGTTTCAAATCTGTTTGGAGGATGCTTTAGTAATAAAACTTTAATGTCTAATTTGGCAAGATGACCTTTCTGCATCAGTTCATCTGTCTTGATAATTTTATATGATGGACCAAATAATCCCTCCAAAACCCACTTGTGAGTTTGTGAACCATCTAGTGTTCCGGTAAATCCAAAACGGTATTTGGCATCACAAAGTTTTGTCATTATAGATATTAATGACTTGGATTTAAACTGGTGTGCCTCATCTCCAACGACAACATTAAATCTAGAAAAGTACTGCTTGGGAAGTTTGTAGATGGACTGCCAGGTAGTAATAATGACTTGGGAATCAGTTTCTCTTTCCTTTCCCGCATAGATTTTGTGACAGTATGAACCAACATCCCACCCATAATCTGCAAAATCTTTATACATTTGTTCTACAAGGGAAGTCGTCGGAACAACTACGAGAATATTTTGCTGCTTTTCAACGTAGTATCTCACAAGAGAATATATCATTAGTGACTTTCCAGAAGCAGTTGGAGATATCAATAACTTACGATTATGTCTTAAGGCGTCGTATACTCCCTCAATTTGATAATCCCGTGGAGCGTGCCTACTAATTGCCGTCATATAATCCTTTACGCCTTCCTTTGAGATATTCTCATTTATCTCAAAAGGAAGACCATAAAACTTATTATCTTTGAACTCATACGTGTAATTATGAGTCTCGCAAAATCTAATAATTCTGTCTAAGAGACCAATATAAATTTCACCCGTTTGTGTAGAGAAAAGGCGAATTTTTCCATCCCAATATTTGCTCCGATATGCTGGAGCAAACTTAGCATTCGGAACATCAAATGTAAATTGATCTGCTAGTTCATAATATACGTGAGGTTCTGCTTGAATGTGGAGATAGACCTCATTCTTTTTTGATATAACCAAATGAGACATTCATAACGTATCAGTTATGAGTATTTATTTGATTAATTATATCCGGCAGTAAATTTTAAAAATTCTATACTGTTCTTGATTTGATAAGTTCTATTAGAAATCATCTTAATCACATCCTCAAGAAACTTAAGCATAATGTCATAATATCTAATCTTCAAATCAACCTTACAGAGTCTCTCATCGGCGTCCATATACCTCTGTATGGCGTCTTTCTCTCTTACCTTATACGGAAATGGTTCTTCGGCATAGACCTCTACTGGTGCCTTTCCTGTGTAGTAATTATAACGTTCCAAACGAACTCTATTATAAGTTTCTCGTGCCTTTTCACGAAGAAGAGTAATGGTATTATAAAGAGTATAATATTTTGAATGAAGTTGCGGTATTTTTAGTGATTCATCGTGTAAATTATCAGGGTCTATGACAGAATCTCTCTGCCACATTTCCTGGATTTCATCTAAACTGAGGTTCATAGGGGTGTATTATTATCATCAAGAATATTATACACAGTATACTTGAAAGCCACGTCTGCTGTAAAGTACTGAATGTCGGTTTGTGTGGCATCAAACTCCAACGAACTTAATGATACTGGGAATAAATCCTTGAATTTTACTACGGCAGTTGTATTATAGTTACTGTTTAAGATATACAGACTTCCATCACTAAATGCTCTTTTAGGGTCTTGTGATTGTGTTATGTCACTTACTATAGAAATTAAATCTTTATATTGCTGAGTTGTTTCTGGAAATCCAAGACCTGTCAACCAGTTATGAATTGCCATATAATTTTCCATATTCTCATCAACCATAAATCTTAGAGATAAATCACCATAGGTAATTTTATCTCCAGGAACATCAATATCTTTTAGATATGTTGGTTGAGTATTGAGTGATAATGTAATTTCTGGTATTCTTGCCGTATTACAAAAAAAGGCAACTTTAGGTTCTTTTGCTAATGAAAACTTAAACCCAACTGGTGATAGGAAGTTTCTATTATCAATTTGGTTGGGAAACGAGCAGGACATTTTTATTTTTATTTAGAGTGATTTGTTGTTTTAATTGATTTACTATATACTATAGTATTCTAACCTGAAATGTTTAATGGATTTAATCAAATATCTTCAAGAAAATTGGGATAAATCTAAGTTCATTAAAGTATCCTTAAATAATTCGATCAGGGATCAAATTGAGAATAGTACAAGTTTCTTAAATTGCCATTACGATTCTATTCCTTTAAGGACGAGGGCATATGTTCTTGCAAATCATATTACAGAAAATACAATTCCAAAGTGTAAATGTGGTTGTGGAAAAGTTTGTGCAATTGATAAAACATATACTGAAAATGGATTCAGAAGTTACTCAAGTTCAGATTGCTCTAGAAAAGATAAAACAGTTGATAAATCTATTCTTAAAAAGTTAGATAATTATGAATGGATTTATAATCAACGCATTATAGAAAAAAAATCAATAGAACAAATCGCCAAAGAATTGAGTATATCTACAATTCCTGTTGTTAAGTATCTTAAGAAACATAAAATACACGGATTAATTGATTCAAGAAGAAGGAATAGTCATAGTACAAGTATTTTAAGTGATAAAGAAAAACTTGAAGAATTATATAAAACTGGATTGACCTGTGATGAGATTGGAGAAAAGATAGGTGTTGCGAAATCTACAGTAGCAAGGTGGTTGAACATTTATGGAATTGATATTAGATTATCTAATTCTTATGAAAGAAAAATTAATAAAGTAAGTAAAGAAGAAAACACCTTATATGAGTATGTCCAATCAATCTATAACGGCAATATTATTCAGTCAAACCGTTCTGTTCTGAATGGTAAAGAGTTGGATATTTATTTACCTGATTATAAATTAGCAATTGAATATAACGGTCTTTATTCTCATCAACACAGACCAAGTGAATCTAAGGAATCTTTGATTAAGGGAAAATCTTATCATCTAAACAAAACCCTAATGTGTGAGAAGCAGGGAATACAACTTCTTCAGTTTTATAGTGATGAATGGTTATACAAACAAAGTATTGTCAAATCTGTTATCTCAAGTAAATTGAATATAAATGAAAAAATATATGCCAGAAAATGTAAGAAAGTAATTATAGATACTCATCAAAAAAATCAATTTCTAAATCAAAATCATATGCAAGGTGAGGACAAAAGTAAGGTTAAGATTGGACTTACTTATGAAGATGAACTAGTTTGTGTAATGACTTTTTGTAAATCTAGATTTAACAGAGTTTATGAATGGGAACTTTCTAGATTTTCTAATAAAATAGGGGTGAATGTGATTGGAGGTTTTAGTCGTCTACTTAGTTGGTTCCGAGAAGACTATGAAGGAAATATTGTTTCTTATGCGGATAAAAGATATTCTAACGGGAATGTTTATTATAAAAACGGATTTGATAATATTAGAGTTAACGGGCCTTCTTATTATTATATTGATAAGAATTGTAATAAAAGATATAATCGTATGATGTTTCAGAAAAAACTTATTGGTGCCTATGACTGCACCGAATACGAAAAGGCAAGAGAACTGGGATACAATAAGATTTATGATTGTGGAACCATTTGTTTTGGATTGACATAAAAAAAGGGAACCCGAAGGTTCCCCTAAAAGATATGTAAGAGAGATTTACATTAAATTCGCAACTTTGACTCTTCTGTAGTAAGCGTTAAGGTTACTATTAAGAGCACCCTGACCTACGGTTGAACCTTCCGCGAATGGATTGGCGACCATGCCGTAGCGGGTCTTAAATCCGATTTTTGGTTGGAAGGTGTTCTCACCAACGGCACGAACCATTTGGAGGGGAACATAAGGGCAGTAGAATAGACCTGCGTCATAAGGTGAAGAACCCTTATAACCAACAACGTAGAACTGATTAGGAGCAACGTTTGCCGAATATGGGTCAATATAAACCTTATACTTGCCTTGAAGAACACCTGCGAAGGTGTTACCGGTGTCATCAACGTTAAGATTTGCGTTGAGTGCTGGGGTGTAATCAAGAACTCCTGCCATCGCAAGTGCCGAAGCAACGTCTGCGGAGCAAAGAATCATGTTACCCTTTCCTCTACGAGTCTGCTGGGCGATAGCGTTAGCATCACGCTCGATTTGGAAGATAAGACCCTTGAACTTCTCCACCGACCAACGACCGTTGGAGTCAACGTCAAGGTCAAAAGTACCAGCAGTAGCAGTATTTGCTTGAGCACCAGGCTTAGCAATCTTGTATACGGTTCTGATAACTTCACGGTTGATTTCGGCAAGAATCTCAGTTGAGAGAATGTTTGCCAATTCAGCTTCAGCATTCAGACCGTGAATTGCCTTGAGGTCTTGAGCGAGCTCAAGTGAGTACTCAGCTTTCAGAGCACGGGATTTAGCAGTAACGGTGACTTTCTCGATTGAGAATGCCATCTCGTTGAACTGATTATTTGCAGCATCACCAAGTGCTTCCGAATCACCAGTGTTCATAGCGGTGGAGACACCGTATGCCGTTGCAGGATTATCGTTAAGAACGCTAGGATTGTTTTGTCCTACTGAAGAAGCAGTAGTACCGAAACCAACAGCACCTGATGCAAGAGTTCCAGCAGCATTCTGGGAAGAGAATCTAGTATCTGCTTCGTTGTAGAATGCTTCAGTTCCGGACTGGTTGGTGTAACGTGAACGCATCGCAAAGATGAGTCCGGTAGGACCGTTCATTGGTTGAACGCCACACAGATCATAAGCAATCAGGTTAGGCATAGAGCGTCTGATTAGAGAAATCAGAACGGGGTCGAAACCAGCTGTAGGTCCAGCATTAAATCCTTGAGCACTGCCACCAAATCCACCGGAAGCACCAGCAGCATTACCGGAGTTGGTTGGAGATTCGTAGAGGAAATCACGCTCTTCGCGGAGTTCTCTCTCTTGGTTTTCTAGCAGGATAGCGGTTACAGATCTGCGATGTGCATCTTTGATCTGATCCATTCCGGAATAGTCCAGAATTG